GACTGTGTAGGCTATTCCATAGAACTCGCGCACATGGCATCCGCTCTTGGCTACGGCTCCAACTAGCCCCAACAACAGTAACAGTATGAGCCAACGCATTTACCACATCCAACTCCATGCAATTATGTAAGTGCCAAAGATGATGAAGGCAATTATGAGAGCCGCCGCAATGAATGCCACAGCCCAGTCTCTCACAACCCCAAAACTTTTTTGATGAGTTCGCCAGCAACGCCGGGGCCAAACAAGACGCACACAATCACCCCATACAAGAGGTACTCAATCTTCGTCATGCGCTTTGAACCCTCGTCAAAACGCTGTTGAATGACCTCGTATCGTTGGGCGCAGATTGCTTCGTGAATGCTTAGTCGCTTATCCGTTTCCGTAGCAAGTTCTTCCACATCAGCCATCTCATTCGTCTTTCGGCTTTGCCTCTTGAGGCTTTGCGGCTTCTTGAATAGATTGGATTAAATGAAACACTTCCTGATAGGGACGAGTTCCAAGGTAGCCAAGAACTTGATTGATTGTTTCAACTGGTAGTTGTAATGTCATTTTAGACTCCGTTTAAATAGTGCGGTCAACCCAGTTAGGGTCGTGAGGCCAGTTAGAAAATGTTCGTGGATCGCCAGTGATTGTGCTGGGCAAATCACGCAGTGTTTGACGGTATGTAGCCCATGCCGCTTTGTTAGTAATTGTGCAGTCGGCAATTTGTGTCCAGTCACAAGCGGCAAGCAAGGTGTTGCGTTGACCACGAATCTGAGCCATTGCGCTATTTTTGGCAGACTGGATTTCCTCTGCGGTTAGGTCAGCTACAGCAACTGTGTACACCCAGCCGCCCTCAAATACTGGCGTAGCAGACACAAGTTTTTGCGTCAAGCGGTCATGGTCTCGGTGCAAATTAACTTTGACATAACCATGCGCAGTTAACTGCGCGTCAGAACTGTCGGAATTGGGGGTAAAGACTGTGCGGTAGTCAACAACTTCGCCAATTTCGTTATTTAAAACTTTTGCAATAAACATGATGTTTCCTTAATTAGGGCCGACGTTGGGGAATGCCGCAGTTGGTGCGGTGAAGTTTGCTGTGTATCGGGCATAACCTGTTGTAATGCGTAGGTCGTCTATGTAACCATTAAAAGCAAGTGGGTCAAACGAAGCACCGATTAGTCTAAAAGCAACTGTGTAATTTGTTGAATTAGCAGAAGAGCTGGTAGATGTACCATTGATATACATAGTCATTGTTCCACTTGAACGAACTACAGCAACATGATTCCATGTACTTAAAGTAACACTACCTGTCACTACATTAGTAGTATTGTCTTTCCAACCAATTTGATTAGCAGTTCCAGTATATCCAAAATAAACTAATCCAGCCCCATCTCCGCTTGTTCTTGAATCTAATATTCCAGCATACGCACCACTATATGTTGCGTTGGGATAAAGCCACATTTCTACTGTAAAATCACTACTGCCTAAAGGTAACAAATTCCTTGGAACTAACCAATCCCCAGTACCATCAAACGCCAAAGACCCTGTTCCATACTTGTACACACTTGTAGAAATCTGTGCGTTACCCACAGTTTCTAAGTTGTTCATCATGGCGTTGTCAAAGATTGCGCCATTTTGATAATTGAGAAGCAAAGATGTGTTTGCTACATTTGTAAGTGGCGCAGTTGGCAATGTAGGCGTAGTTCCTGTTCCTTTGATTGCTTGGAAGTCGCAGATATAACCAAAAATCGGTTCACCGCCAGATGTATTTGCGCCAACAGCCAAAGTTGTATTGCTAAAGTTAGTTGAATTTGCGGCACTGTTAATTGATACCGCATTTAGGTAAAGCGTCATTGTTCCACTTACCCTTTTAACTGAGACATAAGTCCAAGCATTTAGGGGTACAGCACCTACAGCAGACGTAACAATAAAAAGGCCCCCAATATCAGTATATAAATAAACTGCTCGATTTGCATCTATTGCTAAAGCCCATCCTGATGACCTTGTGTCAGCAATAGACATATAAGTTGGGGCGGCAGTTAAATACACCCAAACATTTAAAGTAAAGTCACCAGTGCCAAAAGCGTAAGCACTTTGACTACCACAAGCCAAATAATCCCCACTACCATCAAAGTACCCTGACCCACCAATCACGCCTGTGGAGTAAGCGGTAGAAGCACCAAATGGGTTGAAGCGTTGGACGCTTGTGTTGCCACTTGGCGTAACTGTAAAGTTGTTTGTGCTGTTGTCAACAAAACGATTGCTTTGGCAAGTTAAAAGCGTTGTATTAGCAATTGCTGTTAAAGGCGCTGTTGGGGGCGTAAACGTAGTTGTGTAAACAGAAGCATTTACAACTCTTGCATTGCTAATGTATCCATAAAAGAATGTACTTGGAGTAGTTCCTTCAGCGCCAATTAAACGACCAGCGACAGAATAATTAACAGAGTTTGAGCCAGTTGCGCCAACTTGAACACCATTTACAAAAAATTGCAAACTAGTTCCGTTTCTATTAACGGCAACGTGATACCACTGACCGTTTACCCAAGTGTAATCAACTTGATTGTCAATTGCCGTAAACGATCTACCAATAGCAAGTTTATTTGCAGAATCAATGTTTATTCCAACCCACATACCGCCATTTGCGGCTCCAATAATCATTTGGTTTACACTTGCGTTTGTTGGATAAATCCACGCCTCAAAACAAAAAGAGCTAGTACCTGAAGCGGTTGCGCTTGGGATACTTAAATAGTCGCCAGTACCATCAAAATAATTAGACCAATTAGACCCATAAGGCGAGAAAGAACCTTGGGTTGTATTGCCATTGCGAGTAATAGAAAAGGTGTTTGAACTGCTATCTAAGAACGTATTGTTCTGTGCGCCATTAGTCCCATCGCCATGCAATAGCATAGTGACATAGTTGAATTGTGCGTCTAATGCAGAGTTTCCAGCGGTAGGCCAAAGCCCCTGCTGTTTATATTGAAGTTGTTGGTCAAGCGTCCAAACGCCGGGGGCGCTACTAGTCGCCAAAGAACCACTAGGTACGACTGGAGTTTTGGTGATTAAACCACCGGGGTAGCGTTCAGACATTTGTTACCTCAATCCAAGATGTTGTTGGTTCGTCCCATGTGTAAAACTTGTCATCGGAAGGATAAACAATTGGAGCCTGCCACTGACAGTTAGCCTCAACCAAAACCCAAGATGGATATGGCTTGGGTGAAATAAATGCATCACGACTAGCATCGTAGGTGTAACCAATTCCAGCATAGTTTTTTCTTATTCTTGCGTTGTAACTTGTTTGCTTCCAATTGATATAACCACCTGACCACAAAGTCAAAAATGCAATACCTTTTGCTTCAGACTCATGCCCATTTTCGTCAAGCAATTCATTGTTGTTTACAACATGAACTTCTAAAACAATATTGTTTTCATTTAATTTAGCGAAGTGAGCCATGTGAAATTTCTTAGAATGTTATTGAGCCGTTGCCAGTCCATCGGTAAGTGCGGAATCCACCTGATACCGTTACAGTAGGTGAGCCAGTTGTAGACGCGGCGGCATCGTAAGTGCTTGCATAGCGAATTGATACGCTTCCCGAACCACCAGCACCGCCCGTTCCTGTATAAGCGAGATATTGGCTTTGACCCGCGCCACCGCCGCCGCCACCAGTATTAGCGCCACCATCGCCACCAGAAGAATTTCCGGGGTTGGTCTGACTAGTCGCACCATTTGCGCCACTATTAAGCGCAGAACCTCCACCAGTGCCAGCCGCGCCACCACCGTTTTGAAATCCACCGCCACCGCCACCGCCAATACCGCCATTACCCGCGTTAATGCTGGTTGACCAATTTCCGCCGCCACCACCGCCAGCGTAGTAGTATCCATCAGACCACAAAGTGCCAGCGCCACCGTTACCGGGTTGTGAAGAAGAATAACTACCACTAGTACCTGCGGCACTTGCTCCACCACCACCGCCGCAAATACGAGCATCTCCGGGTTGATTGCCAACGCCTATACCACCCGCATTGCCCTGTCCTACAGTGCCTGAACCACCAGCCGCTGTAGCGCCGTCAGAGCCGCCTCCTCCACCTGAACCGCCACTAAGACCCGTATCGTTTGGAAATGGATATACACCACCCCCACCACCGCCCAACGAGGTTACAGTACCCAAAACTGTATTAACTAACGTAGAGTTAGTACCTATACCACCAACAGCGCCGCCTGTAGCGGTTGGCGCTCCAGCGCCAACGGTAACTGTAAATACAGAACCAGTAGTTACGGATGATGCCGTACCTTGCAGTAAACCTCCAGCACCGCCGCCGCCGCCATGTCGTCCACCACCAGCACCAGCACCAGCCACAACAAGATATGAAACGCTTGGTGGGAGGTTGGTTGGTAAAGGCCATGCACTAGCCGCAATTGCTTGCATTTGCTGTTCAAGCGTCCAAACCCCACTAGCAACGGAACTAGATGTTGTTGGTGCAGTGGCAGAGATAACCCCACCTTTGTAGCGCATCGACATGAACCGCTCCTATCAGGTGATTTCTTCAAAACTAATGGTTGCAACCAAGTCACTTGCTGTACCAGCAATTGCACCAATAGATTGATTTTCTAACAGGTAAAACGAAGTGGTTTTGTCGGTCACAATCAATGACGCATCCGCAGGGACTGAAATAGTTGAAACAATTGCAATTGCAGTACCACCTAAAGCCGCCGCAGAGTAAATATTGACGGTAATCTCAGCCGCTGATGTGCCATCAATGTTGGCAATCACAATCGAATTAATCTTAAATACCTTGCCACTTGATGCGGCGTTTGAAGCCAATTGCGTAGCACTTGTAGCGACAGCAACAGAAAGCGAGTTGCCAATAATGCTGGTTGCGTTGACGATGTTTGGATTTGCCATGATGACCCCTTATAAACCAAAAATGATTGAAAATGCCAGTGCTTGACCTTTTGTTGCAAGCGGAACCCAACTACTGCTGTGGGCATAAAACATAGCCCCGTCTGCGTGTGAGTGTGCCAATGCACCGTGGTAAGTTGCCGCAGATGGAAACGCCGCTTGGTTGGCAAAATAGAATGGGATGATACTTCCTGCTTGCGGTGCAACAATTGCTCCTGCCGCAGATACAGTTACAAGGCTGTTTTTAAGTAACTTGCCAGTTGTGAGGTCAAACAAAGCAATTGCGGTGTCCGTAGCCGATGCTGGGCCAAACACATCACCACCGCCACCTGATGCGGCAATTGTGATTGACCCTGTGCCATTCGTAATTGATATTCCAGAACCAGCAGTCAGCGTTGTTTTGGTCAGCGTGTTGCCTGTGGTGTTACCAATCAGCAACTGACCATTGGTATAAGTAGTATTGCCTGTACCGCCGTTGACCACTGGCAAAGCCGTACCCGATAAAGTTACAGCCAATGTGCCAGATGTTGTGATGGGTGAGCCAGCAACCGACAAAAACGAAGGCACGCTCATTGCAACGCTTGTCACCCCACCAGCGGCGGCGGCGCTTGACGCTAGTAACTTGACAGTGCCTGCGCTGTTTTTGAAGTACAACTTCTCATCAACCGTGTTGAGCGCCAACTCGCCAGCAACAAGATTTCCAGCAGACGGTGTTGCCGCCGCAGTTGTGCTGTGGTACAGCGAAATTGGGGTAAAGTTTATAGCCGCCATTAGAAGGTTCCTCCTGAGATACCGCCAGTTGTGCCTGTTCCAACCGTCAGCACGCTTGTTGATTGATTATAAGAAAGGTTTGCCGATTGAGCTAGCACACTTGTGCTTGA